GCTGCACGTTGCCGCGATGCCAAGCCAGTGCCTGCATGGCGTTCTGGATGCCGGCCAAGGTGTCTTCGGCTTCGGCGTTGCCGGCGTAGAACTGCATCAGCAGGCCAGTAACTTCGTGCAGCCGTGACTGCAGTTCCTGGATATCCTCAGCCGTGGCCTGACGCCCTGACGGGATCTCGACCAGCAGCTTGCCGGTATGTGCGGCCATCCAACGGGTGACCAGGTTGATGCCGCAGGCCTTCTCAAACGGGATGATCTGCGTAGCCGGAATACGGCCGGTCTGAATCCACTTGTACAGAGTCCAGTGATCCTCAAGCCCCATCTCGGCTGCGATGCGCTCGACACTCATGTTGTGCCGTTCACGCGCATGCTCCTTGCAGCCTTCCAGGGCGCGGCGGATGTTGCTGGGTTGGTAGTGCTTCCAACGTCTGGCGCTCATTGGAACCTCGTATTTCCGTGCGGCTGTTGCCGCGTCCAAACAAAAAAGGTTTTTGCTATAGGTAAAACCGTTTCAAATTCGCTAGGCTCTTCGGTACATTGATTAACCGAGGGCGCGGCTATGACGACCGATGAGCGTTTGCTGAAATTGGAAGGCCAGGTACAGGCATTGGCCCAGGCATGGCTCCATTTGGCGGCTGCATCCGAAGCTGCCGGCGGCCATAACCCAGATGGATTGAGCAGCGCGCTGCAGCAGCGACGATGGCCCGATGCGGCTTTCGAGCCTTATGCGCAAGCGATGTTGTCAGGGTTGGTTGACCAGCTTGAGCAGGCACGTCAGCACCGATTACCGGAGCGTTAATGGGGAAGCCGTATGCGTTGTAGAGATCAGTCATGATTCGGCTCCTCAAGCTGCTGCGTGTTCAGGGCTGGCTGGGCACTTGAGGCCCAGCTTGACGGCGATTTCATGGGCCTTGCCGTATTTGGCTTTATCGAACCCGTTCAAAACGCGATAGACAGCGTTGCGGGTGTAGCCGTGGTCTTTGGCCCACTGAGTGATCGTGATGCCCTGATCTTGTAGCTGGGCTTTGACTTCATCAGGGGTGAGTGCTTTGCGCTTGGTCATGGGGTGCTATGCCTCGTGCTCTGTTAATGATGTTTTGCATTTGTTGGGTTCATATTAGGTTTGATTTTCAAACTCGTCAACAAAAAAGAGGGATAGTTTGATAAAAACACTTATCCGGACCGTCATGTCCGCCTGTTCATTGAGCCAACAGGACTTGGCCGATCTAACGGGATCTAGCTTGAGTCGTGTCAAGGCTATGTCTTCAGGTCGCGTGGCGAAGCTCAAGCCTGAAGAAATCAAGGCGTTGGTCCAAAAGCTTAATATCCGAGCTGAGTGGCTTGTGACCGGTGATGGCCCGATGTTCCGCTCTGATGGTGAACAGGAATTAGAACGTCGGCTGGGTGCAGTGGCTGGCGCTACTGAGAAGGCTCAGATGGATGGACTGAGCGCGGATGAGCAAGCCCGTGTACAGATGCTTTTGACTGGGCTTGAAATCGGCAATGCAGACCTGGTGCGGCAGGCTCTGAATGTGTTGTCGGCAGATGAGCAGCAATTGATCGGAAACTACCGACAGAGCGCGCCGGAAGGCAAAAAGGCCCTGCGCTCAACGGCCAGCGTGTTTGCCAAGAGCGGTGGCAAAGTGTCAAACAAAGGCAGCATCATTGATAACGGGGGCGATACGTCGTTCAGCGTTTCCGGTAATGGCAACACTGTCGCGGGGCGCAATTTCATCAAGAAGTAAGGATGGATATGACATGGAATTGGAAATTGAGGGAAGCAATAACCAGGTGGCAGCAAGGGATCTTTATCAGATCCACAATGTACCAGGGCGGCTTTTAACCAAGGATGAGCGGAAAGAGTTAAACAGCCGCGTCCAAATGCTTGCCGAAGAGTATGGCGAGCCCCCTTGGGAGACTTGGCGCCTCATACATCAGGCGATCGGTGTGGAGGGGGTAAATCAGCTGCATATCGAGCATCGAGACCAGGCGCATTTTATCCTTGGTCTGCTGGAAGAACGCTGCAGCTTGAAGCACCAGTTAGCTGGCGGAACACCGCCTGAGACAGATCTTTCAGACGAGCCCTCAACGCTCGAGGATAGGGTTTCAAAGGGTGGTGTTGTCACGTGGATGGCTGAATTCCCTGAATATGCCGGGCTGCTGTTCATAATGGGAATGACCGCGGGTTTGGCGCTGCAAATGATCTAAGGAGGGAATATGATTCGTGTAATTTTGCTATTGGGCTTTATGGCCTTTGTGCTCTACGTCCTGTTTGGTGGCAAAGGTGAAAGTGGCAGCAATACGGTAATGGGTGGTGAGTTCCGTTCTTTACGTAGCTGCTTGACCAGTATTGAAACCAGTTCCGGTCTTGGCTTGGATGTAACCATAGATAAACCTGACAATGTGGTGGGTCGTCTGAAAGGTACCAAGAGAAGTTTTGCCTGCACGAAAAAGGAGACAGGTACCAAGGGTGTCTACTGGGATGGCTGGTATAGGCCCTGAAGTGACGGCTCAAAATTGAGCAGTGAAAACGCTCAACGTTGAGCGCTTCGCTGGGCTTAAGCAAACAAGGAGAGTGATGATGGCAAAGATCAAGATGCACGCGGGTGACTTTGGTGAAGAAACGGTTTCCATCAGCATAAGCGAGTATTCCCTGACGCTTCGCTATGATCTCGACTATTCGAGAGATAGTGTCTGGGCCCTTTCGGGGCAAAGCATGGAGCTGTACTGGAAAGATGTCGAAGAGATCGTTGAAGCCTCAGAGGAAAACGTTAAGCGCCTGGGTGGCACGGTCGGCTGGGGTGTCGTCGGTGCGGCGGTGCTTGGGCCTGTAGGCTTGTTGGCTGGTCTGCTCGCAGGCGGTCGCGGAAAAGACGTCACGTTTGTGCTCAAGATGAAGGACGAGCGAAAGATGTTAGCCACCACGGACTCAAAAACCTTCACGAAGCTCAAGGCGAAGACGTTTTAGATAGGGAAAGTTTATGTCGATCAAGGATTACGTTGAGTCAGCCAAGGCCATGTACGATGGGGTGAAAACGCTGATTGACCAGGATGAGCAATTGCAGGCCAATCAGCATTTGCACGAATTGCTATCACTTGCCAACACGGCGAAGTTCGAGGCCATGGAACTCCAGGATCGCTGCTCTGCGCTCAGCCGCGAAGCAGAACAGCTTAACCAGGAGCTTATTAAGCTTCGCAATTGGTTTGAGGATGAGAAACCGAAATACCAGCTGCACGAACTGGCTCCGAATGCGCTGGTCTACGCCCTGAAGCCGGTCGAGCAGCCATCCGGACCAACACATTACCTGTGCGCTAACTGCTATAACCGGTCGATAAAGTCGATACTTCAGGCGGACGGACATATTAGCTTTGAGCGAAAACTGGTATGCCATGTATGCAACTCCCATGTTGTGTATCGGGATGATCAGGATGATTTTTCTGTCATGACTGTTGGCCGTGATAGAGGTTTTTGAGGTGTGAGCTTCGTCTGCTCGCACCCAGAACGAAGCTGCTGAAAGAGAGCTGCTGGCGGCACAGACCAAAAGCCGTTCAGAATAACCGTGATGAACACCAGGTCATCTGCCGTGAAAGGCAGATCGTCAATCATCTGGTGTAATGCAGCTTTCGCGGCATCTCTGTCGATTTGTTCTTGCTCACTGGGGCTGGTTTGGAGGGCGTCGCTAGAATCTACACCCTCAATTAGTGCTGCGATTTCGCTGATGCAGTTGAATATATTGATTGCGCCATGCTCGATAAGGCGCCGCCCAAAATCACTGTCTTCACGCTTGGCTTCTTCAAATTTTCGGCGTGCAGTATATCGCCATTTTTTGAGTATGAACTCCAGCTCTGCGCGGAGAGGCTCTGGTATTGTGGGTTTGTTTTGGCTCATGGCGGCATGCTCCTGGTTGTCTTCAGTCCGCCCAGCATGCCAGCCACACCGCTGAACTGATTTTGCCCCTGTTCAAATTACTCCCCACCTGATCGGCGTCATGCTCTGACTGTACCCACAACAGTCAGAGGACGCCGACATGCTGCAAAACCTGCTCCCCAAACCCCCCAAACTGCCCATTCCACGCTTGGTTGTCTGGCTGCTCGTCAGCGTTGTGTTGCTGGCCGGGATCGCCCTGATCAGCCCGCAACAGCTGCCGGTGGTGCTGTACAAGATCGCGCTGGTGACCATTGCGGCCGTGTTGGCCTATTGGCTGGATCGAACGCTGTTTCCCTATGCCCGGCCGCATATCCTCTTCGATAACTGCAATGCACTTATTTCCGACAGTCAAATTGATGCCGGCAGACAGCTACGCTGGCACGCTAGTCTGTCCACTCTCCGTCGCGCTCTGATCGTCCTGGCCTGTGTGCTGGGCCTGACGCTGGGGCTGTGACCATGGATTGGTTTGCAAAAGTCTGGGGCAACGTCGAAGCGCCGGCCTGGGTGCTGTCCATTCTGGTTCTGCTGGTCTTGATTGCCAGCTGCCAGCCTGCTGAGGCGTCCACCATTCCGACCGCCGCCAAGCAATACCAGCGCACGCTGATCCGCAGTGCTCATGCCTATTGGGGGCTGGACGCGCCCATTGCGACCTTTGCTGCCCAGATTCATCAAGAGTCCCGTTGGATGACGGATGCAGTCAGCCCGGTGGGTGCCCGGGGCATGGCGCAGTTTATGCCGGGCACCTCAGCGTGGATGGCCGAACTCTACCCTGATGCATTGGGCAGCCATCAGCCGATGAACCCCGGCTGGGCGTTGCGTGCTTTGGTGATTTACGACCGCTGGATCTACGTCAGGGTGCAGGCTGCAGATGAGTGCAACGCCATTGCCATGAT